AAAAGAAACTCTACCTTCACAACACCTGTATGTGGTGTTAATTGGAGGATAGATGATTTAACTGAAGACGTAGTTATTAAGAATTGGACTATGTTTACTGACCCAATTACTGGTTCTGAGATAAGAATTAACTTAACATCTCATGATAATATGTTGTATAATAATAGAAACAAGGCTGAATTAAGATCTGTAACAGTATCAGCTTCTTTTGGTGCTGATAACTTTGCTACAGGTACGTTCAAATTTTATGTAAGAAATCTAATATCAGTGGAGTAATTTATGGAAAGTCATGGATGGACTATGAGAGGTCCACTAAACACAGATAATATAAGAGCACAAGATGGTACTCTTGCTGCTACCATTACAGATGGTACAGGTTATGTCAATTTTCAGAATGACATTGAAGCAAGGGACATTGATACAAGAAGAGATATGACAGTTTTTCGAAATCTTGAAGTTCAAGGTCCATTAGCTCACATTATTCAAAATCTACAAGTAGATGGGACTGCAACTATAGAAGACTTAGTTGTTAGTAATGATCTAAATGTAACTAGGGATTTAAATGTAGGAAGAGATGCTGATGTATCCAGAACACTTGAAGTTGGTGCAGGTTATGACACATCTGGGGGTATAATAACCAAATACTTAAAGGTAGAGGGACCACCTTTATGGTTAGTTCCAGACTATCATCCTGCTCCTGGAAAAATGCTAGGAACAAATGATACTGCTGGAAATTGTGTATGGCTTAAACCCTCAATTCCGGTTGATGAAATAATTCTTTTCTATACTAATACTCAGGTAGATGGATATGAACTACAAACACTTATTGGGGATGATGATGTTGTATATATAACCAAAGGCACTGGTGCTGGTGGACAAGCAGGTGGTGCAGCAAAGCCAGCAGGAACATGGACTCAACCAGTACATAATCATGGTGTAACAGGAATTACCTTACCTGCACATAATCACAAATGGATGGATTATATAAGCAAAGGGGTTTGTGAGTCATGGGCATCAAACGGTGTAACTAAACTTAACTTGAGAACTGCATATGGTATTACAGGACATACAACTAATGGTTTCTTTGTACAAGCAACAAGCTGTAATGCTAATAACCCTGCTGGAGATTTCTGGGTTCAAAATTCTTCTCCAGTTGGTGCAACAGGCAATACAGATAATGCTGCAACTGCCAGTTCATGGAGACCAAAAGGTAGAAACTTTACAATGCAGAAACGAATATTCCCTTCATAAGAGGTTAGAATGGAGAAATCTATATATCAGCTAGGAGAGGGGAAATATGAAGCTTTTTTAAACCCTACTAGAAGTGATTATAAATATGTTTCTAAGATTTCAAAATCCATATTGGGTGTAGATAGTGTTAGGGGTCTTTTTTCGGAAAATAATATATGGATATGGAGATCAGATATATTTCATAACAAATTTGTAAAAGATTTAAAACAAGCATATAAAGAAGCACCAACTAAAAATATATATTTTACCATTGAGGAAAATGAAGAGCTTTATATGATAGCTAATAAATCTTTTATGTCACTTCCTTTTTTCAATGAAGTTGTTGCAAACCAAAACATCTTTGAAGTAATAGCCAAAGAGGTAAAAAAATTTGCACCAATAAAATATGTCAGATATGGCATTGAAGGTCATAAAGGAAGACAGTTTACCATATAGGAGGTTAAAATGTTAAATAGAAAGAAAGACAAGCTGTTGGGAAAATGCCCATTTAGAAATTTTAAAAATTGTGATATGGGATGTGCCTTTTTCAGAGAAGGTGTAAGATTTAATGAGACCAGAGAAGAAAGTTTTCCTTTCAGAGATTGTGCTATTAATATTATTGCAGACAATGTAGAAGCTATGCATAATAGAGCATTCATGCTTCAAAGTGAAGTTGGTCTGACTAAAACAGTTATGGCACTTAAAATACTTGCAGATCTTGGCTTTCATAATCCGATGGATGTTGCAAGAACAGCTATTAAAATAATTAAACCCACTCTAGATGAAGATAAACAAAAGCAACTAGAGGATAAAGAAAAATTGTTACTGGAGGAATAAGATGTATAAAGACGAACTGGCAGAAGACATTCAAAAAATTCTTGATGATTTCTTCAAGCAGGAATTTGGCAACAGGCTTACAGTATTTAATATGAAAGGTCTCATGGTTGATATCAGCAATGCCATGGCAAAAAATGAGGTAAAGGAATAATATGGGAATACTTGACAGGTTTTTATCACCACCAACATTATCAGAAACCCAAATCATTGAAGCAATATCTTCTTTTGCAAAAAAGGGAGACTCTGCCGTTTCAGATGCACTCTGGAATCTAAGACAGGGTGAAGGTATAGAAGATATAGCTCTTGCCGATGCTTTTGGATCAACCTCTTTAGGATCTTTCAACCTTTTTTATAACAAATACATTAATAAAGCTTTTGCCAATGAAGTTGCTAAAGTCGAAGAATATAGAAGAATGTCAAAAATGCCTGAAGTTGCAGATGTTCTTGAAGATGCAATGAATGAAGCAACACAGGACAATGAAGAAGGCAGAATGTTAGACTTGGTAATTAATGACAAGAAATTATCAACTAACAAAAACATTGTAGATAATTTGAATAGGGAATTTGAAAGTCTCTTCTATGATAAAATTGATATAGCAGATATTATCCAAGAACTATTCAGAACCTATTTCATTGATGGAAGAGTTTACTATGAAAGGCTCATCAATAAAGAAAAGCCTAGTGATGGTATTGTTGGTATTAAAAAACTTCCTACTCTTACCATGGACTATGACTATGACAAGAAAACAGGAAGAACACTTTGCTACTACCAATATCTTTCTACTAGGTCAAAGATGCCTATAAGTCGAGCAGAAGCAGATAAAGATGATAAAGTCATTGTATTTGAACCTGAACAGATAGGCATGGTAACAACAGGTATCTATGGTATTAACAGAAAGGATATAATAGGGTATCTAGACAATGCTAGAATCCCCTACAATCAATTAAATCTACTAGAGACATCTCTTGTTATATACCGTATCATTAGAGCACCTGAGAGGTTCGTTTTCAAAATTGATACAGGCAACATGCCAAAAGACAAAGCTCTAAAGTTTGTCGAGAAGATCAAAACAAAATTCTATAAAAAGCAAACCTATAATCCAGAGACAGGTAGATTAACCCAAGAGCCAAACGTAATGGCAATCCTGGAAAACTTCTGGTTACCTCAATCAGCAGATGGAAGAGGATCAAGTGTCGAGACAGTTGGTGGTAATCCTGCTGGCTTTGCAGAACTTGATGATATATATTACTTTGCAAGAAAGCTATATCGTGCTCTCAAATATCCTATGAGCAGAGTAACAGCACAACAAGAAAAACAAGAAAGCCAAATTCTATTTGGTGGAACATCAGTTGGGGAAATCTCTAGAGATGAAATAAAGTGGTCCAAGTTTCTAGAGAAACAACAAATGCAGTTCTGTAAAGAGTTTCGTGATTTATTCTTACTACATCTTGAATTTAAGGGGATGAAGAAAGAATATGGTATAACCAAGAATAAGGTTTCAGTTACAATGTCTTCACCATCTCATTATAGAGAACAAATGGCACAACAGTTCTTGGCACAGAGATTCGATAACTACAATGCTCTTGCTAATAATGAGGAAATGTCAAAATACTATCTCATGAAGAAATATCTCAAGTGGGATGAAACAGAGATTAAAGAAAATGCTGAAGGTATCCAGAAAGATATGGAATATGGTTTCAGAGAAAAACCACCAGAAGAAGGTGAAGGTGGAGGGGGATTCGGAGGAAGATTCTAATGAGATTTAAAAAATTTCTAACAGAGCAAGCAGGTGGACAAGCAGCAGGAAAAATGGAAGTAGATAAGATCAGTCTTGAAGAAGCAAGAAAGTTTGCTGAGAAAAAAGGATTAGATCTTGATAAGGAAATTCCTGACTTTGATACAAATTTTAAAAAGGCACAAAGCATTTTTAAAATTGGCAAAACCCAAAGAAAGGACATGCCTGTTATTGATGATAAAGATGTTGACAAGTTTAAAGCTAGGCTAGAGAAAGGAACAATTGACATCAATAAGCCACTGGCAAAAGATCCTTTAGTAAAACATAATCCATTTCCTACCGGACTATCTGGACTTGCTGCTAAAAAATGGTTAGAATTAGGATTAAGAGATGGATCTTTAAAAGATGATATAATAGATGTTAGAATTACACAGGTTCCTATAAGTAAACTAAAACCAATTCAAAGACAAGTTTACTATGACAAGTCAATGGGAGCAATTGCACAATTCGGTGTTAAAGCATCTAATGAATTTATTACCGAAAAATCATTCTTTGTTATTAGTGAAGATAACTTTATTATTGACGGTCACCATAGATTTCTAAGTGGATTAATAGCTTGCACTGGTTGTAAGGTTAATGCATTAAAGATAAAATTGCCCATTGCCAAGTTATTACCTATGGCAACTGCTTATGGTGATGCAATAGGAAATAAGAGAAATCTCTAAAAAATGAAATAAAATTATAAATACTTTGTGAATACTAAAATTTTTGTGGGAGGTAATAGTTATGCCTATAGATGATGAAAAAGTAAAAGCTGCATTAGATGATTTCGAAAATGATAAGTTTTCTGATGCAAAAGACAAACTAGCCGATGTGGTTAAGAAAAGAAGGGATGAATTTCTTAAAGATAAACTCAGTCTTCAAAAAGATTTAAATCCTCAAGAAGAGCCTGAAGGTGATAAAGAAGAGGAAGAGCCTGAAGGTGATTTAGAGAGTGCTGATGATGAAGATGATGAAACTAAAAAGGCAATGAGAAAAAGAGTTGCCAAGGCTTTGAAGAAAAAACAACAGGAAGAGGAATAAAAATGAACAAACAATTCAAGCTTATTACAGAAATGAGTCATGATATTGCTGTGCAAGAAGGCAATAGATCTAAAGACATGTTTGTTGTTGGTATTTTCAGTAGTGCAGAGATTGAAAATAATAACAGCAGAAAATACAAAAAGGATTTACTGGAAAGAGAAGTTGATAAAATAATGGAGAAGGTTTCAAGAGGATCTTGTTGGGGAGAATTAGGTCACCCACCTTCCCCTGAGATCAATCCAGAAAGGATAGCTATTCTAACCGAATCTCTAGAATGGAAAGGCAATGATCTCTATGGACGTTCTAAAATCCTTGATACACCTTTAGGCAATATTGCAAAAACTCTTGTTAGGAACGGTAACCTTGGTATTTCCAGCAGGGGTCTAGGAACTGTTGCTGAAGATGGATATGTTAATGAAGATTATAAACTAATCACATGGGATTTAGTAACAGATCCTTCAAATAATCCATCATGGGTTAACGGTATATATGAAGCACAGACATGGCAATATCCTGATCATTGTTTCTGTCCTGATAGAAAAACTGAAGATATGGAAGAGGAAGAAATAGATAAGATCCAAGAAGATATGTTACGAAGACAAGAATATTTCGGTAAATGGCTTGATCAATTAAATGAACAAAAAACACCAATGCAATGCATGGAATGTGGAAAGAGGTTCCAGAAAAAGATAGGTGCCAAAACATTTGAAGTTAAATGCCCTAAGTGTGGAAGCTATGATACAGAACCAGCATAATTAAATTCCAAAAACAGAGACATTACATTTTGAACCCCAGACAACAAATCTGGGGTTTTGTTTTTTAAAATCTATATAGGATAAATACTATATGACAGGAGCATAAGTTTGTCAACAAACACATTATAAAGGAGGATATAGATTATTATGGATCTAAAGAAAATTCTTGAAATGCTAGGGGTTGACAAGCTTGAAGAAGGTAAACAAGATGAAATCAAACAAGGTCTTGAAACTGTTATTGAAGCTAGAGCAACAGAACAGGTTGATGAAAAGCTTTCAGAACAGAAAGACCAATTGATTGCAGAAATGGAAGAAAGATTTGATGAATATAAAAAAGACATCACATCAAAGTTCTCCAATTTTGTTGACAGCATCTTGGAAGAAGAGCTTGTCATTCCTGACAAGGTTATGGAGTTTGCACGTAAAGGTGAACTCTATAGTGACCTAATTGAGCAATTCAAGCTAAGACTGTCCATTGATGAAGGTCTCCTTGATGCAGAAATTAAGGATCTCTTGAGAGAAGCTAAAGAAGAGATCATTAAGCATCGTGGTGAGATTGATCAACTTATGGCAGACAAGTTGGATCTTGAAATGAAACAACAAGAGCTTGAAGCTCAAATGTATCTCAGAAAGAAAAGTGATGGACTCACAGAAACCCAAAAGCTCAGAGTTCATGATCTAATGGAAGGCATCACTGATCTTGAAGAGATAGACAGAAAGTTCGACCTCATTGTTGAGTCTATTCGACTTCAAGAGCAAGAAGAGGAAGAAGAAGAAGACGAAGAAATGAAGAAGAAAAAGAAAAAGAAGAAAGAGGGTGACGAAGAGGAAGAGGAAGAGGAAGAAGAAGAAATGGAAGAAGGTCACTCTGAAGTAGAAGATGATAAACAACTTCTCAATGAGGAAGAAGAAACAAAAGATTCTCCATTTAAGGAGTATCTAGAAGTACTAAGAAGTAAGAAGTGGTAATAAATAAGGAGGGAAACTGAGTATGAACGTAAAAGAATTAGTTAAAAAGTGGGAAGAAGTTCTCAATGAGGGCAAGAAGATTACTAACCCTAAAGTTATGAAGTCTACTGCTGTTATGCTTGAGAACGAACATAACTACTTGATGGAATCAAGTTATACTGAAGGTTCCCTTGCAAGAAGTGGTCCTTATGCTACTTCTGGTGACTTCTATAAAATTGCAGTACCTATGGTAAGACGTACATTTCCTGAGTTAGTAGCTCATGAAATCGTGGGTGTTCAGCCATTGACTGGTCCTGTTGGATTGGCATTTGCTTTGAGATTCAGAGCAGGTCAAACCTATGCAGGTACACCTTCACCTCCTGGTGTGGAACTAGGGTACAACACTATTGATAGATCTTACACTGGTTCAGTTGTAACAACTGCTGGTGAAGCTCTAGGTTCCAATATGACAACCCCTTGGGATCAAGGGCAAGGTCTAGGTATTGGTAGTGGTGTTGCAATCAAAGAAGTCAACATGACAGTTGAAAAGAAACAGGTAGAAGCAAAAACTCGTAAGTTGAGATCAAGATGGTCCCTTGAAGTTGCACAAGACCTCAAGGCTATGCATGGTCTCGATATCGAAGAGGAAATGATGGATATCTTGGCTTACGAAATTACCCAGGAAATTGACCGTGAATTGATCTTTGAAATCAGATCTGCTGCAACTGCATCCGTTGCAACTTCAGCAAAATTTGATTACAATGATGCAGTAACAGTTGACGGTAGGTGGGAAGCTGAGAAATACAGAAACCTCTGGAATTTGGTTATCAGAAAGACTAACCAAATTGCAATTAACACTAGACGTGGTTCCGGTAACTTCATTATCGTTTCACCAAACGTAGCAGTTGCTTTTGAAACCATGCCTTCCTTCACCATTGCTCCTGTTCCTGGTGATGCAAGCACTGCTCCAACCGGAGTAGCTAGACTTGGTTCTCTTGATGGTAGAATCACTGTTTATCGTGATACCTTTGCAACCCAAGACGAAGTTATCGTAGGTTACAAGGGACCATCTGAGTACGATGCTGGTGTTATCTATCTACCTTATATCCAATTACTTGCAATGAGAGCAACCTTTGAAGACTCATTCCAACCAACAGTAGGTTTGATGAGCAGATATGCAATTTACGGTGGTTGTACCACTGACTTGCTATTCGGTTCACAGAACTACTATCAGTACATTAAGGTAGTCAACCTTCCGTAATGTCTAACTGACATCACGTAAGTTTACCCCTGTGGGTCTAGGCTCACAGGGGTTTTTTATTTTCTTCCCCAGGTTTACATAGATCCTACCATGTATTATAATAAATAATAAGAAATGACTAAGGAGAATTTTTATGCCGAAAATTAATGAAGAAAAACTAGCTGAAGAGCTAGAAATGGAAATCTTGGAAGCAGAAATTGCAGAGATTACCAATGATCTTGATATAAATAAGTTTAAGAGTAAGTCTAACCCTGATCAAGTCCTTTCCGATAACATCGAAAGAGCAAACCGTATTCTAGATATCCTAGAAGATGATGCCAATGAAACACGAAAAATAAGTGCAAGGAAAGCAGAGGTTATGGCACAGCTTATTAACTCTGTAACCAATGCTGCAAACTCTATTATTTCTGACGAATATAACAAAGCATATTTACAAATCAGAAATAGTGTGTTAAGGTTGAAAGAAAAGGAAATTCAGATCAAGCAAATCGGTGGTGGTAGGGGAAGCACACAACAAATACTTGTGACCGATAGAGAAAGTATCCTGAAGATTCTCAGAGAAGGCAAAGGTGGGGGTTCTGCCCCTGATGTGAAACAACTAGAACAAGGAGAAGATAATGGCTGATATGGATAGGCTAAGAGAAATAATCGAAAAACAGAGACCGAAATATAAAAGAGAACAATGGGAAGGAACTTGTTTACAATACTTGGAGATGGTGAAGAAAGATCCAAGGATTGCTCTGTTTGCCCCTGGACGTATCTATAGCATGATGATGTCTTATGGTACTGAAGACCTACCTGAAGAGCATCGTACCAGAGGTTATGAAGACATCGTTAAATACAATTTCTTCAATGACAAAATATATGGTTCTTATGAACCCATTCATGATATGATGAGGTTCCTCAATGCTTCTGCAAAGAGAACTGAAACAGGTAAAAGAATTTTAATGCTTGTTGGTCCTGTTGCATCTGGTAAAAGCACTATTGCTTACTGGATGAAAAGAGGACTTGAATTATTCGATATTCCTGCATATAAAATAAAAGGTTGTCCTATGCATGAAGATCCCTT